AGAGCAATACTTTAACCAAGTAAAAACATATTTGAAAAAAGATAGAAATGTTGAGAATTTTCAGGTTCTAGAAAAGAATGTAAATAAAGCAATTGATAAAGTAAAACCAGAAAATTATAAAAAGACAAAGACAAGAAAATCAAGAAAAAGAGTTTAAACATTATACATTATATATAAATAGTAAAATGTATAATACAAAGCTTATTTGCACATATCAATATTATAATACGGAATTGCCTCTACTGGTTCCATTAAGCGACCCATCTTTAATCGATGATGATGACATAAATGATGACCTATCTAGCGAATTATTATACAAGGCCGAATTTCTGCAATTATTTGGAATAGAATCCTATGATAATAAAGTCATTGAATCTGCGATGAACCAAATTTTAAATAAGGTAAAAGAGTATGAACCTTTTTTACCCTGCTTAAAAAAAGGAGCGTCCAAATTTGCTTCAGCCGACATCGAAATAGGTTTCAAGGTTCTATATTCATATCATTATTTTTACATTACGCATTCATGTGTGACCGAGTTTTTGGAAACTGGCTCTATGTCAGAAGAGAAAATCGCATTCTTATTGAAGGCTATCAATTAGTAATATATTTATAATAGTAATATAATATATAAACCATATTATGTTATTTTCAAAAAAAGAGCTAGTTGTTCGCGGTATAAAAGTGGTTGATTTCGGTTTTATTGTAACCATTTACTTCTTTTTAGGGTTTATTTTTGCTAGGATTATTGATAAAATGCAGCCAAAATCGAAAAAAGAAGAATTAGAAAGTAAGCCAATGCGCAGGCTTTTCATTGATGTTATTTTTATTTTATGGGGGTCAGCTATTATTATGTACGTAGTAAAAAATGCAGTAGAAATGATACCCTTTCCTTTAGATAATGTCTATGGATACAAACATAGTAGAACAATTCAATCAGAGTATGCTGGCATTAGTATTTTTTCATTTGCCCTTTTTTATTTCCAAAAAGAGTTGCCTATGAAAATGAATATTTTGTATAATAATATGTTTGTCAAGAAATAAAAAATATTCTGTTCAAATATATATAAGACTATGAATAAAAATAAAAGTAAAAGTAAAAGTAAAAGTAAAAGTAAAAGTAAAAGTAAAACTATAAAAAACATAAAGATTGCGAACTGATAGAACATATAGATTATAAAAATTTCATTGACAATATTAAAGATAAAAAAATAATAGGCATAGGTGAAAATTTACATGGTGCCAACTTTTCATTTCGTATACGAAAAAAAATTATTTCGTCTCTTCACAAACACAATAAAAACATAATTATATGTTTAGAGGAAAGCGATGAAACTTTAAGAAGTTGGGACACAGATAATCTTTTTCCTATGCACAAGAGTAAGGCGTTTTTAGACTTTTATAATTTTTGTTGTAAAAATAATATTACTATAATTGGAATTGATGATTACGAAACAAAAAGTAGAAATACAGCTATGTATAAAAATATTATTGCTGTCAGTAAAAAATATCCCGATCATCAATTAATATTCTTGGCATTTGATACACACGTATCATTTTATTCTGATTTTAGTAAAGATTGGATACCAAATGACAAATCTTATGACGAACGTGAAGATGTAGGATATAAATTACAAAAACATTTTAAGGACCAATATAGTAGCATTGGTTTAATCGTAAAGACTGGTAAAACAATAGGTAAAACAGACGATGACCATTCCATATTGGTAACTTTAGATTTTGAAAATACTCAAGAAATATTAGATATGGGCGAAGGAATATATAAATCAAATAATCAGGACTTGTTGTATTCTGGTGCTGGTCCATACTATTTTAATGGATATAATGTAAAATTTTTAGATTACTTTTGGGTTTGGGATTATACAACGCCTCATAAATTTGTTTTATAGTTTTTAACTTATAAAATTGTTTTTATTTGTTATCTTTTATCTTTTATATAATATATATAATTATATGTCTTCTACGAGAAATTTGAATACACCAGGAAATTACTGTTTAGAACAAAGACAATTCAAGGAATTCGAACAATATACACTCTATCCTAACTCACAATATGGTGCTGCAGTCGACACTAGACTCCCCGGTAATGGCGTAAATCCCGCACAGATTCCCTGGGACCAGCTTTCAAACAATGCTGTGCAAATCGAGTCTTTTTTGTTTGGCATTAGCTCGACGAACCTAGTCAACCCTGCTTTGTCAAATAATAAAATTGTTCCTGATTTGAAACCATTAAAGGATGCTAATTTCTTTGAAAAGAGTCCTTTAATAATGCCTGAGCCTCTTGCTGTTGAAAAGAGACAGAGACCATTTCCTTGTCCTTAATAGAGATGAATAATAATATATTTACTAATTTTTATTATTAATATTATTACTATTAATAAAAATAAAAAAAATATCAAGCCATACTAAGATGGCCTTTACAAGATTTCGTGATGACCCAGCAAGAATTAGTAAGCAGTTACAGCAATCCACTGATCCAGGTAGATGGATTCTCAATGTCCCTGGAAATGGTGACACCCCTTCTTATATGGCTGACCCTCAAGTCCGCATACAAACCTGGGGAGCCAATTTAATGACCAACTCTGTTCTTCTAGAAGGCGAATTGCGAGGCGTTGGTAGACCGCTTAACCGCGATTGTTTAGGAAAAGATCAATATACGAATTATGTAGCCACCAATAGCCAGCCCATGTCTTATCCTACGAACAGCGAGCTTACTGTAACCGAATCCAGAACAATTATGCCAGCTTGGACAGCAAGAGATTTAGAACAAGTGGACTGGTATTATTTGCCATTGAACCCCCAAGAAAACACGTGTATACCCTTTCACAATAATATTAGCACACGCATTATAGAAAAAAATAATTATGTCCCAAGTATTCCGTGCTTATCTAGTAATCAAGATTTACTACCTGTCTCTGTTGGACAAATGAAAATGAAATGAATTAAGATTTAGAGAAAAGCTATAGAAAAAATATAATACTTAGTATATATAGTAAATAATATGGAATTAGCAATACCATTAGTAGCCCTAGGAGGTCTTTATGTGATATCAAATCAAGGTCCTGGTAAAAGAGAATCTGGCTCAGGGGTTGGAGTAGAAAACTACGAGAATATGGGACAAAAGACAAACTATTTGCCCAATCTAAATATTCCCCCATCTAATTATCCAGTTACAAATAAAGCAGAATTATTAGATACTGTTCACAGCTATGTCAACCCTAATACTGCCACTGATAAATATTTTAACCAGACCAATTATGAGAATAGTGAGAATGCTGGAACAAAGGTCGGCAATACCATGCAAGAAATCTACTCTTTAACCGGCAATTATGTAGACACAAGTAATTTTAAGCATAATAATATGACACCTTTTTACGGTGGCAAAATTAAAGGACAGGTTTATGGTATAAATAAATCCGAGTCCATTTTGGACAATATGGTGGGTTCCGGCTCTCAAAACATTAAGAAGGTGGAGCAGGCTCCTCTTTTCAAACCTCAGGAACACATGCAGTGGGCAAATGGAGCGCCTAATATGAGCGACTTCTACCAATCACGAGTAAACCCCGGCATGAAGAATAGCAATGTGAAACCGTTCGAATCCGAATATGTGGCACCCGGGTTAAACCACGGTTACGGAAAAGAAGGCAGTGGTGGGTTCAATTCAGGAATGGAATCCCGTGACTCTTGGATGCCCAAAACAGTCGACGAATTGCGCGTTTCGACGAACCCTAAGGTTGAATATTCGCTAGATAACCACCAAGGTCCGTCTATGTCTTATGTTAAGAATCTGGGTATCGAAGGAAAAGTAGAGAAGTATCGCCCGGATACTTTCTTTATTCAAACGCAAGACCGCTGGCTTACCACCACTGGTCAAGAAATGGCACAAACATTGCGCCCTATCCAAGAAGACCGCGATACGAGTCGTGCTACTTCGTCACAACCTTATGCCGGTGTTGCTTCTAACAAGGAAAAAACCGCGCCTTATATTATCGGCGATTATGAAGAGCCTAAGCGCGCCGTCCTAGGTGTCAGTGATATAGGACCGTCTTCTGCTGCTAACAAAGGTGGTCATGAAGACAAAGACCGATTTGTCAAGAGTTATACGAATGTTGTCAATAATCGCGCTACCGTAAGACAACCAGACACCTTTCGCAGTGGTTTTGGCGGGGCCATCGGCGCAGTCATTGCTCCTATTTTGGACATCTTTAGACCCACGAGAAAGGAGGAATTCTCCGATAGTATTCGCATTTATGGTGACGCTGGCACAACCGTGCCTCAGAGTTATATTTTGAATCCTGGAGATACCACGGCTACAACTGTCAAAGAGACCACCTTGTTCTCTCCTAATAGTTATGTTGGAAACCAGTCAAATGCTGCTTATTTAATTGCTGAACAGCAGGCGATAGCCAATCAGCGAGACACAACTAGCTGCAGTTCTATTGGAGCGGCTGGCGGTGCTGCATCGAGATATGGAGACATGAACTACCAAGCCGCTTATAGACAGAGTAATAACGATATCAAATCTTCGACAAATGTCGGTAGAACTAATCAAGGAAATACACAGATATTTAACCAATCGATGAATGTGTCAATGTCAAAGAGAGATACGGATAGGGATAATAATCGACAATGGGCACCGAATAATATGGGGTATATTCAAATGTCACCGGAGATGTATGGTCCGGTTCGCGGAGGACAAGTATATGACCAAAACAAGATTGGTTGTGAGAGAATACAACCTGACCTTTTATCGGCATTTAAGAATAATCCTTATACACACAGTTTAACTAGTGCTGTTTAAAAAAAATAATTCATAATTAAAATAAAAATAATATTATGTTATAATAATATAACATAATTATGAGTGCAGAAGCTGAAGGTATTCCTTATCCAGAAAGCGACGTAGATTTGGCTGTTCTACGGGAAACAGGTTCTTCTTCGGGTGATGTAAATTTTTTGAATAATATTATACAAAAAAATGATAGAGATGACCCTAGTCCATATGTTTCGGCTGAAACGTATAAAAAGGATATTAATAAGCAACTTTTTGACAATGTTGATAAAATATTAAGTAGCCAATATTTAAGAGACGGTTTGTTTAATGCTATCATAAAATATTCTCAAAATAAAGTTACTAGTAATTCTTGTAGTAAAACTAATGATGAAATATTTATAACTTGTGAGTTAAATAATTCTCATGATGTGATTATACTAACCATTTCAAGATATGATGGTATAAAGGTAGTTCATATAAGTTCGTCAGGAGAACAAGATATAACACCTTCATATGTCGTTAAAAATGTAGCAACAACAGAAGAAGAATCTTTAGACAGCGAAGGTGGAGGTGGAGGTGGAGGTGGAGGTGAAGGTGAAGGTGAAGGTGGAGGTGGAGGTGAAGCTATGATAATCACAATAAAGGGTCCTGGAACCACTATATATTCTCCTTATCGTTTTGTAGCAAAACAAATTTTAATATCATTAAGTGTAATGTTACAAAATCCGAATAATTTAAGGGGGGGAAGGCAGTATAGAAAGACAAGAAAATTTAAAAAATCTAGAAAGTCTAGAAGGTCTAGAAAGTCTAGAAGGTCTAGAAGGTCTAAAAAATTAAGAAAATAAAATATATTTATATACTATATGAGTAAATATGAGTTTAATGTAGGAGAATTAGTTAGAAAAAAAGATGATAAATCTTTACTAGAAAACTATAGAATAGTAAGTATAGGACATGTATTAGGAAAACGAATGTATGGTATTGAAGATAAAAATACTCCTATTTATTACTTAGTATTTACCAAACATAGTCCGTTACTAATTGATAAAACTATTATAGAAAACCAATCTAAACATAATGGCGAGTTTAATATTGGTGAACATTGCATAATTCCTAATTATTTGGCACCATTTATAAAATCTTCAGATTTATTACTAGTTGGACGAATAACTGGTAAAACTGATACAACTTATACGATAAGACCACGAGTTATGATTGATGACCAAATGTTAATAAGAGAAAATCTTGGTATGATATTATCTGATTTTACAGAAGGGCAAGATGTAAGATTAAAGAGTATTTTTGATGGCGAATGCGTTATTGATGAAGTATTATACACAGGTCAATCATATCCGGTTCCAGAAGACAAGTTAGAGAACAAAGCTTCAAGAAAATATTATCTAGACCATGGAGAAACAGACAAAGAAGACGATGATGATGATGATATATCCGTTATGTCAGATTTTAAAGGAGGACAATCCAAGAATCAAAGAAAGAAATCTAATAAGAAATCCAGAAAGAAATCCAGTAAGAAATCTAGTAAGAAATTTAGTAAGAAAACAAGAAAAGGTAAGAAACAAAGGAAATAATATTACGTTTAATAAGTATATAAAAATTTGATAGTACTAATTAATACTATCAAATTTAACATTTATGTTGCATATTCATCAACCTATTCTAGAAAAACTCACATATTTCCAGTCTATTCATAAAATCCCCAATGTTATTTTCCACGGCCAATCAGGAACAGGAAAAAAAACCCTAGTCAAGAAATTCATTGACCTTATTTACGAAAACGACAAAGAACGAATCAAGTCTTTTGTCATGACGGTCAATTGCGCTCACGGAAAAGGCATCAAATTTATTCGCGATGAGCTCAAGTTTTTCGCCAAAACTCACATTCACTCCAATGGCGGTGATATTTTCAAGAGTGTTGTCTTATACAACGCGGATAAACTCACTATCGACGCTCAATCAGCGCTAAGACGATGCATTGAATTGTTTAGTCATACGACTCGATTCTTCATTATTATCGAAGATAAATATAAACTATTGAAGCCTATTTTGTCCAGATTTTGCGAAATCTATGTACCAGAACCCACTGTGAATGGTCAGCCGGTGAATCTGTATAAGTATAATCTTTCGCAAGTCTATCCGTGGAAAACGATTAAAACTCAGCACCAAGACTGGCTTAAAAAAGAGCTGGTCAAAATAAAAACAACCTTAGTAAAAGATGAACAATGTCACAAAACCTTGGTAGAGTATTCATCTAAGTTATATGAAAAAGGATATAGCAGTCTAGACCTGATTCAACTTTTAGAAACAAAATATCCTCCGCTATTTGGTGATTTTACTATAGAAAAACAATATGAATTGCTTGTCTCCTTTAACAAAGTGCGAAAAGAATTCCGGAAAGAGCAAATCCTTATTTTATTTATTCTTCATTTTATGTTTTTGAGTTTAGAAGAGAGTTTAGAAAATATTTCCTTTATGTAAAATGGATGACTTTGTAGTATCAAATTTACATGAATCTAAAAACGAGTGGGCATCCAGATTACTTATTATATTAACACCGCTTGTTATTGAAGGATTAAAATCTATTTTTGAAGAAGCATTAAAGTTATGCAGAGAGAACAATGAGCTTGATAAGTATTTGATGACTTTTCAAAACTTCATCAGTCGTATTCCTAAATGGAATGCAAATATTATAGAAACAGAGAGAAAGCGTATTATAGAAAAAAGTGGTTGTGGATATTTAGAAGATTTGGTGACCTGTGTTCATATCATCCAGCTTAAATTGTTGAGCGCAATGCGCGTCGGCCAAAAACAGAAGAAGATTGATGTGAATATTCCCAAGGTGGATGATTTTATTCACAAAGTCTATGTCAATGTAGCCAGAAAAATATACAAGAATGTCTATCTCTTTGAGATAGGAATCCCTCCTTTGCAAACGCAAAAGAATTACCGGGAATTAGAGGTTATTGTCCAAGAATGTATTCAAAATACGGTGAGAGAAAGCATCCCGGTTGAAAGTATTCTAAGAGCTTATATGGATGAGACCGTGGAGGAAGATGTTACCGAGGAAATTAAGGAGGAGGTGTTGCCTCAATCAGATATGTCTGACATTACGAAGGAGATTAAACCCCATATTATTAAAGAAGAAGATACTGAGATTCCTGCATTGGTTCCCGAAAATAGCAGGCTCTCATTTAATGATAACGATTTTGTAAGAGATTATAACAATGAAGAACGTATTATTGAAGCACCGAAAAATGTGGAGCGATTGGAGCAAATTAGTAATGAGCGATATGCTCAACGAAGATTAGAATCAGAAGGCGATGATGATGACAATATGAAGTTAACTATCTTTGATGACCAGCCTATTTCTCTAGATAACTTAGATGTGCAAACGATTCAACAGGATGAAATGACTTTGCTACCAGATTTACTTTTAGAAGAGGTTGAAATATTGACGTAATAATTGCGTTTTTATTAAGTAAAAAATTGTAAAAAGACTAACTATAAGAATACAAACATGAATATTTTTATAGTTGCAGGAGTTATATCAGTCATTTTTTTTGTCATTAAGTTTATTGAGATGAGATTTGTTGAAAAAGAGAGCAAACCCCTTAAGTATTTAGTGCGTGATTCACTGTTGGTTTATTTTAGCGTTATTTCAGGCCATTTTGTCTTGGAACAGGTGCATAGTGTAGAAGGCGTAGAGACAGTGAAGGCACCTACGGTTTTCACAGGAAATCCAGAATTTTAATAAAATCTAATAATATATAATATATATGATTAACAAATTAGCAAAATATTTCAAAAACAAAATAACAGATGTAATCGATTTTATCTATGCAGTGGGATATTTTGGCGATTTACTTACGAGCTTACTTACTGTTTTTATACTTTTAGGTAATTGGGGATATTTACTAGCTTATTTGATTTTATTTCCATTAGATGTATTCATTAACAAACAGTTAAAGAACTTAATTAAACAAGTGCGCCCGCCGGGTCCTATTAAATTTTTAGACCATGATAGATTTGCTAAAAAGAAGCGCCCTTTTGGAATGCCATCAGGACATAGTGAAAGCGTATTTTTCTCTCTTGCTTTTATTTACATGTTCTTTCATAGGATAAACAATTGGGTAATATTATTTGCAATTATTGGCGTTATCACAATGTATCAACGATACACATTCCATAATCACACGGTAACACAATTAATTATGGGTGCTATTGTAGGAATTGTATTTGGATACATGGCATATAAGCTAACAAGTATTGTCATTGACCGTATGTAATATGTAATATTCTAGTTATCATAATAATACAAATAAGTAAATAAAATATCACAAATACATGTTACTAAATTAAATAACATAATTAGATATTCTATTAGGGTTTTGTTAGGTAGTGTAAAATAATAGAGAAAGATGAGGAAAAAACAAGGAATTGCTATAATGTCTCCCCAATGTGGCAAAGATTCTTTCCAGGAGTTTTTTTTAAGTTTGGACATCTTTATATTATATTATTA